TTGAACCATGGACTCTTGATCAGAACTCCAGCCGGGAACCTTCGGGGGATTGTATTTAGTAAAGAATTTAGGCATAAACACCTCAAGTTAAAAAAAAACCGCCAAGTCGGATGTACAGAGAAACTTGGCGGTTGACCTCAGAGAATAGACAACACTGAAATTGTACCTTAGCTATTCAGCCGGGAAAAGGTCTTTGGCTTCAAAAAGAATAGCCGGAGAACCATCGTCAGTTTTAACCGGAGCAATCAAACCAGTTTCATCATCCACAGTTCCGAGAAGAATCAAGCAATAATCCTCCGGACAAGAATTGATCTGTTGATTCTGTTTAGCACCAATCTTGAAATTGCGAATAGCGGAATCCGGATTGATTTCGGTCATCACCGGAGAATAAAGACCGGCAACTTTATCAAAAACAGAAACTAAAACTTTTTTAGACATTTTCTAAATACTCCGTAATTTGAGCCTCATAAGGTCGAAGTAAGCGTTCGGCTCTTAAACGTTTAACTTCCTCTCTGACCGCTAGTCTATCCTTTTGCGCATCAGGTGTCAAACGGTAAGATTGTGCGCTAAGTATTCGTTTTTGCTTAACAATTTCAAAAACATCAGGGTGTTCCCTTAAGAGTAAACGATCATAGTATCTAGGAATCTTAAATTTCTTGTTATTAATCAAACAACAATCGATTTTGTAGAAATCTCTCCAGTACTTCATGAAATAATCATGGCCAATACCGGGTTTAGTAGACCACCGTGAAAACTCCTTAACACGGCAATCTACCTCACCAGTAAATGGGTCAAACTTCTCATAAACTTGTTTACCATCACCAAGTATTTTCTTAGTTACATAGCGGGCAACATAAGCACATGATTCGAAAGAGACGTAATTAAGAGTATGGAAGCCAAAAGGCCAGCATTCAGCAAATAAGTCACTAACAAAAGTAGGAAATCCAGTTTTGGTAGTCCCAATCTGACGAAGCTCGAGAGAAGGCAAGTTAAAAATAATAGCGTGGTAATGGGGACGACCATAAGTACTCCCATATTCTCCACAAGCCATGTAACGAAGTTTAACTCCACGCTTTCGGATTCTTTTCCAAAACAAAGTGAGGTCCCTAGGAATAAGAGAACCAAAAGGAGGCAAATGCTCCGGACTATACGTGAGGGTGAGAAAGTAATTCCGATCATATAACAAACTCTCATGGTGGGCTCGCACAGCAGAATCAAGCGAGCGATCTAATCTACAACCAAGGCACTGACCACAGGGAATTTGAAACTCTCCGAGTTCCGGGTCAGCATCAGAATATTGAAACGTTATTGCAGGAGTGCCTAATTTAGTTTTAAGCGTCCTACTCCAATAAGCAGTAATCGGGTGATAACAAGTCATAAAAAAAAGGCGCCATTTTAGTGACGCCTTCCGTTCAACTTGGAACCTCAAATCCTGAATCCGCCTCTCATCGGTCTCGCACGGAGGTTACGACGGCGAACCTTAAGTCCTTTACGGAAAAAACGGCGGGAAGTTCTGCGGGATAGACGACGGCGTCTCATAATTTACCTCTAAAAAGTTGATAAAGATACAAGAGCATTTTACCCAATTGGTTAAAAAGGTTAAATAATTGATCTAACCAATCTGTTGTAATTTTCATAAATCCTCCTAAGGGCTCCAAAAACGCTCTATGAGCGATGCTTTTACTGACGACGACCAACACCATTGATAAACACTTCATAACGCTGTCTACGAGCAGGAGAAGCGTTAGAAGGCAAACCATAGTAACGATCGAACAAATCTTCAACCAACTGTTTACCAGAATTAATGTATTTGAAAAAAGAAGGCTGATTATTGGGATAAGCCAATTCATTAGACATACGAGTTCCAGCAAGGCCGGCCTCAGCATTAGCACGACGGGCTGATGCAATACCTACCATGCGTCCAGTTTCTGCATTCATTATCGAAGCCTGAGCATCCGCGAGATTTTTAGCGGAGGTAGATTCACCAATCATCGCATTGATACGATTCGCCTCTCTAGCTGCTCCGGCAGCAGACTGCTGAGAAGAGGTTTCCGGAATAGAACCGTTAGGAATCGCACTGGCGACACTGCCGGCAGAATTAGCCGAAAGAATCGGATTTAAACCAGCCTGACGCAAATCACCTACCTCGAGGGTATGGCGATTACTCATTTTGCGTGACCAATATTGGTAATCCAATTCGGATTTAAATTGGTCATACGCCATTTGGTTTTTGAGAGACGTATTGTTAAAACTGTCGTAAAGACCTTTGGCAGAACCTACAAGACCCATTCCAGTACCAAGAGCACTACCTATCGAACCAAGACCAGAACCGAGCGTAGCGCCTGTTATGGTACCTCCTATGGCATCACCAAAAAGACCGCCAATAGCACCTCCGACAGAACCAAGGAAATTACCTAGCGACATAATTGTGTCCTTTTCAACATTTTTCAGATCGCCGGGTTATTTCCGTGTTTACCATCGCCCCGCTTGCCTCTTGCGGGCGTCGGCTCGGTAAAAACAGAATAACCCGGCTCTTTAGAGATTAGAAGTGATCGACGAGTCCGGGAACTGAGTACACGGGCATCGGACGAGAGGTCTTCAAATCAAACCAAAAGTCCGCAAAGAACTGCGGTTCATTCTGAACAGCAATGACACGACGAATCGGAGGATTTTCCTCGATGAAGTCTCGGTTAAGTTTGGGTAGGGAATCAAATTTCTGAGCCAAATGCCAAACATCAAGAGACTGAGGATCAGTGGATCGAAGTTTGCCAGTAATCATAGACGGCTTATAACGATACTCGGCATAACGTTCTTGATAACCGAACACTCCGTTATCGTCGGCCGTGCCTTGAGTATAGATTTCACGGTTATAAATGACTTGTTCACCAAGATGAGCTAAGGTCGGCCAATAAAAATCAAACAACTGGCGACGAGACCACATGCGATTCAAACCCTGCTGATACGTAATATCAGCACGGAGACAGCAAAGACCGATCACGTAACCGTGTTCCACGAAAGATTTATTAAAACCATGAGCGCTATCACCAAGCACGCCAAAAGCAGAAAGGTTACTCTGAGGAGAAACGGTATCCGTACTACTCGTTTGTGCAGTAGGAACGACGTTGACACGAGAATGAGTACCGCCGAGATACTCAGGACGTTGCAAGCGAGCATCGGGAGATATGACATTAAACATTACACGCAGAGTTTCCGTATAACGGGAACCACCGCGCGCCCATTTTTCATAAAATTTTTGGATTTGAAATGCTTGACGAAGATCATTAATAGTGATAGCAGAAACGCCGGAAAGATCAGCATATAAATTTGCATCACCATAAGGTTCGAGTTTTCCGTCTTGGAAGATAAAAGAACCTTGACCGGAACCAGGAGTACCAGTAATACCAATAGCAGAAACATATTGCTCACTGCCCTCAACATTATTACGGTCATCAGAAGTCATATGACGAGGGTTACCAATAGCGTTATTGCCTATACCACCGAGCCAAGAACCTGTTCCAAGTGAACCAGCTTGGCCATCAGTTGAATAACTAACTTTACCAAAGAAACCGGCAAGATAATCAGATTCAATACCAGTCTGATTACGGGATTTATAAGTAAAAGAAGTATCAGCCCAACCAGATATTGGAGCATTACCAGTTAAACCAACATCAACAGACGGGCCTTTCTGAGGCCACGGCAACGCACTAGTGAAATAGTCATGACGTTTAGCGCGTTTCAACAGATTGTAATTATCAGTATCATCCGGGCCATCTCCTGTAGGAACAGCTACAGAATCGATAAGATTTTCATCTCTAAACCATTCGTTATAAATAAGGTTATAGGCTCTAAACGGAAGGGCATTAATAGGTGTATTAGCCGGGTCTAATGAAACGAGGGTAGGTATACCCATGTAGTCGAAGATTGTTTCAGGAGCAAATTTGTTATTACCTGACAAAGACGGAATCAAAAAATCGGTACTGTCCCCGGGATTCTTTTTTTCACCGCAAAATCTCTGCCAATTGTCCCAAACGAGGCGAGTCGGAACAAAGAAAAAGAACGTATCCATGAAAACGTTATCCATAAACGGAGCAATCAACGTGTTCATACGAACAAACGCATTGACACGTAATTTAAACGTGTCTCCGGGAAGGACTTCATCCACAAAAAACGGAATTAAATAACCGGCATCCAGCGTTGTCTTGTAATCGTGAGAACGATCAAACACTGAACGTTGAATAGGAGAATTAGGAATCTGAGAAAAACGATTATTTTTTCTATGAGAACGAGCACTATTTTTTGCCATTTTTTTTAGTCCTTAAAAATGAGAAAAAAGTTAGAAAATCCACCAAATCGAAAAATCGCTTGGTGTCACGTGGCACAGTTACAACAAGTAGGTACCTGTGCCACGTTGGAGTTAACCATTTGATTTTTCAGGAGAAACAGCCTTTTCAGGCTCTTTTCCAGCAAAAAAATCACCACGTTGACTTGGCTGGGGGATCTTTTCGGAAATAACCCCGCTGGAAGCGGGTTGTTTTTCACCCTCCTGATCAGCAGGGAGGGGTGCAAGAACTCCGATCTCTCGGAGGTAGTCCGCATTTCGCGGGTCAGAAACGACCTCAGCGAATTGCATCGGGTCATTATTGAATTCGAGTCTAATATCTGAGGGTAAACCCTCAAAATACTCTTTTACTTTAATTTGTGCATTTTGAGCTGCTACGAAAGAAGGTATCTGAGTCGTATCCAGATACTGGCTATCGCCGGAAGCAATGAACGGGTTAACACCCATCATGTTGTACTTCCTGATAATTGTGTCCGTTTGGCAGGCATCTGCAAACTGTTCTTGAACCATGGACTCTTGATCAGAACTCCAGCCGGGAACCTTCGGGGGATTGTATTTAGTAAAGAATTTAGGCATAAACACCTCAAGTTAAAAAAAAAC